AATCAGTATTTGGGAATAGGTAGGGGCGGCGTACAGATTCGTGTTCCTGGTGGAGTTACTTACACGGGAACCACTGATACCACCAATTCAGGATTTACCTACGCTTTTGCTGGCATGACCAGTCAGCAAGGCAGAGAAGACCCCATTTCTCTGTACGACTTCAACAATGACGGAAACCCCAACATAGTGTTGACGGATTTCGCAAATGTGGAAGCAGTGGGCAGCGTGAGGCTGACGGGAAAAGGTTACATTGGAATACAAGCAATAAATCAGTCCAACTACTTGCAGACCTATGGAAATCTTCTTGTTCAAGATTATGTACACAGTGGAGTTTTGTTTGAAACTGGATCGTCTTTGCGTTTCCTCCACCAAACTGGAATGCTTGTGACCAAGCACCCTGTTGGATACGGAATCGGTTACGGTGAAAATCCGTACAGCAATTACGGCTACGGACTGTACACCCGTCATTCAGGAAATGTGTCTATTTACGGACGAGTTGCACAGGTAACCACGCCTTTCTCCGCATCAGGAACCACGAATGAGGGTGGTCAGTATGTTGGTTTCTTTGGAAATACGGGTACATCATCACCAGGACTGCAATCCCGACTAGATGTCGATGTGCCTGCACAGATGCCGTTCTTGTGTCAGAACAACTCTACCATGAATCTCTCTGCTTCTTCAGCACTTCCCCATGTGCTTTCATGGGATGGAGGTGCTGCAAACGAAGCCGCATCCACCGCATCCAAAGTGGGTGTAGTTTCGGAAGGGTCTTCTTTGACAGGAATATCTTCTTTGTTCCATGTGTGGAATCCAAGCCAAGGACAGGGAGCCATTCGCGTGGGCATCATGACCCGTGCGCCATACGGATCGGCAACGAGTAGTACTGTAACCAATCAGTGGTTGTATAACTCTCCGCGAGGCAGTACTCTGTGGTTTGCCACTTCTTCAGGACAAACAGGATTCATTTCCACCACATCTCCTTCGTCTGCAACAAACAACTACGCATTCCTTGATAATATTCTATACGGTGGATCTGCTCTAGCCCGTACATTTACTAATCCGCAGAGAGCAGCGGTGTACACCGCTAATCCTCCAGGCTACAGCGGACCTGGCGTGGGAGCCTCGAACACCATGACGGTAAACACTTACCTCGGCGGCTGATAGAAACAGGAGACACAATGTCAACGAAGAAACTGCTCATTCTTGATTCAAGCGGACAAGTAATCGACATCCAAAAAGGATTCGATACTTCTTCGTATGCACTGTCTTCATATGAGGGGATACGAACGGTCATAGTGGACGAGTCATTCCCCGACTCCGTGGTTTCGTACACCGTTTCCGAAGTAACTCAAGCACTTGATGCCGCTGACCGTGTGGTTGTTCAGACTCCTGTAAACATCAGCGTGAATCCGTTCACCGAACAGGTTCTGCGTGGTCAGGTGTTTGGCGATTTTGAGTTGAACGAAGAAATTGTTCAGACAACCATTCTGCCAACCATCGTGAACAACTATGTGGTTGGCGGTGTCACGCAGAGTGACTTTATTCCTGTGGTTGGCAGCATTGGTATTTCGGGTGGAATTGGTCGTCGAGCGGCACAGTTCCGTGGCACATACAACGATCTGTCATCACAGAAGGCAACAGGAATACAGTTGCCTGGCTTCACCACATCCGCAAGCACTCCGTACTTCTTGCTGGAAGGGTGGATGTATCTGGAAAGCCTGCCAGCGGGATACGATCACATAATGATTACTCGCAGTGCAGACGGAATCAACAATAGCACACGAGACTCGTTCCGCTTGGAGTACGACAGTACATCCAACCAGGTGGAGTTCCACTACTCGGACTCCAGTTACGCTTCTGCGGGATATCGTGGAAGTGTGAATGTGTCTCCTTCTGGTATCAGTCTGAATCAGTGGAATCACTTTGCTGTTGCGTGGTCTACACAGGGTGGCTCTGCTGCCATCAAGACCTATTGGAACGGCACTTCTCTGTACTCTGCTTCAGGATTCACGGGACACTTGCGAAACAGCAATGCTCCGCTCATGATTGGCAGCGGAGCATCGGGCGACTACCCGTTCAAGGGCTGGCTGGAAGATGTCCACATCCGAATGGGTGGTGTGACTCTTGCGCTGGCAAATTACGCATCCCTTGGTGCAACTGCTGAAAATCCCTATGAAGAAGACTTTGCGGGCGATTACACAGTTTATCTGTTGCCAATGAACGGTCCATTCGGATCGTCCCTGTTCCCCGTTGCAAATCTGTGCCGCGTGAGCGGAACGGTTACATATCGGGACAACAGATTGGGAATTCTTGGTGCATCACTTGTGACCCGAGAAGACTCCGACATCACTTTGGTATTGACAGCGGAGCGTGCATGGTGATTGGTAGTGTGGAACAACTGCACGGGTTGTCTATGTCGCAGTACATTCGCCGCCTTGCCGCTGACCACACAAACTACTACCTCATGGGAGTCACGATCATGTACGGTCAGAGCGGGGACAGCGGCGACTTCCCCCGCCTGTTGAGCAGTGGTTGGACTGCCTACGGTACATCCTTCTCGTTCCTGCCCATACAGACAAACATCAACTATTTGAGAAACATCTACGACAATATTGCAGTTGCTGGATACACGGGAAACACCAGCATTGAAGACTACTACGGAACTCTGTACACATTTGGTCCCACTCACGCAAAGAAACTGTATGAGGATGTGATTGCATACAAAAACACAGGGGACACGCTTAAGACCGCTGTGATCACACAGGTGAATGGTGCGTCCACACAGACGGGACTGAAGGCATTGTTGGGAGTTTCTAGCGCAGCAGTCACGAAAATCGCTCCAACTTCAAAGAAAAGCGGCTTTGGCGGGATTTACATTTCGCCCAAAGCCAAAATCACGAAGGTTACAGCAATTCCCGAGGCTCAGTACCTGCCCAAAGGACAGCAGTACACGCCAATGGATGATCCAGAGCCTTTTGGCGCATTGTGACATATTAGTGGAGATCGCCTGTGGTTTCTTTGAAGCACTACGGAAACGGCAAAATACACATCAACGGAAACGAGTACGAGTTCTCTGATTTTTTGAAATTGGAGCCTGACTACTGTTCTCCGTGGAGATTTCCTGTTCGGGTGTATGAAAAGGGAGTGCAGCACACCGCAAGTGACGGCTACAACACCATCAGACTCTCCCTGCACGACCCTGAATGCGACCGCATATGTGATCGTGAGGGCGAACTTGTTCGACTCATACAAAGGCTTGCAGCAGAATCTGAAGAGCAGTAGTCGGTTCTTCTAAATAGTGTGAAAGGAGACACCGATGGCGAAGCCAACAACACGACAAGAATTCAAGGAATACTGCCTCCGCGCTCTCGGTGCGCCTGTTATTGAAATAAATGTGGACGATGCACAGGTTGAAGACCGCATCGACCAAGCCATTCAGTACTTCAACGACTGGAACTCGTTGGGTATGCAACGGCAGTACTGGAAGTACCAAATTACTCAACAGGACATCACCAACCAGTACATTAATACGGACACGCTTGATCCCAATGGTCCAAAGATTGCGAATGTGACCCGCGTGTTTCAGATCGGGTTCAACCTACAGATCAACAACATCTTCAACATTCGCTATCAGATGGCACTGACGGATTTCTATGGACTCCGCACAGGCAACATGAACATGAATTACTATGTGTCCACGATGCAGTACATTGAGATGTTGCAGCAATTGCTTGATCCCGAGAAACAGGTGCGGTTCAACAAGTACGACAATAAACTTCACATAGACATGAATTGGAATGATTTTGCTCCCAATCAGTTTGTGCTTGTGGAGGGTTTTGCGATCATTGACCCCGCAGAGTACTCTGAAGCGTGGAATGATCCCATGTTGAAAAAGTACGCGACTGCTCTCATCAAGCAGCAGTGGGGAGCGAACCTGTCCAAGTTTGAAGGTATCCCCATGCCAGGCAATATCACATTCAATGGTCAGAGGTTGTACGAAGAAGCCACCACAGCCATACAAGCCATTGAGGAAGAAGTGCTGCTGAAGTATCAAGAGCCGCCTGATTTCATAACAGGATAAACATGACAGTCAATCCGTACTTTCGCAGGAACAAGAAAGGTGAGCAATCACTCATCGAATCTCTCACGACCGAGGCTATAAAAATCCACGGTCATGAGATGATCTACATTCCGCGAGAGAAAGTCACGGAAGACCTTATTCTTGGCGAAGAGGTTTCTGAATTTCTTGATGCCAACCGCATAGAGATGTACTTGGAAAACGCTGACGGATTCGAAGGCGACTCGGAGATGTCACGCTTTGGTCTTGATGTGCGTGACTCTGCCACATTCGTGGTGTCACGAAAACGATTCTTGGATGTCATGGGACACTACCCCGACATTCAGAAGAACGGTCGTCCCCGCGAAGGCGACATCATCTTCTTTGACTATCCGTATGTGATGTTTGAAATCAAGTTCGTGAAGCACGACAATCCGTTCTATCCTGGCGGCGACCGCTATTCCTTCAAGTTGAGTTGCGAAGCGTTCAAGTACTCCAACGAGAAGATTGTCACAGGAGAATCGGAAATGGATGCGGTCATGGACATTGCATCCTCGTATCTGCTTGGCATCACGCTTGCTGCGGTTGGAGTGGGTACATATACCCTTGGAGAAGAAGTGTACGCGGGTATATCCACGGACAAGCACGCATTCGGTCGAGTGAACTACTTTGCTTCTCCTATTGCGGGAAACAAGTACGCACGGGTCAACATTCAAGAGGGAGTGTTCGAAGTTGGAGACTTCCTCATCGGAGCCGTCAGCGGTGCGTCTTACGAAATTCAAGGTCTGTACGACACCACTGTTCGTGCAACTCACCAAGATCAGCAAGACAACGAGCAGTTGGAACTGGAACAAAAGCGCGACAGCATTTTCGACTTCACCGATGTTGATCCGTTCTCGGAGGGTCAATACTAATGTTTACTCGTTTCTACAACGGTTCGATTCGGCGCATGGTCGTGGCTTTTGGTTCGCTGTTCAACCAAATCTACATCGACAAGATCGAAAGCGGGGGAACAAAAATCCTGCTCGTTCCCATCTCTTATGCGCCCAAAGAAAAATACAAGGTTCGTTTGGCAGGCGATCCACAGTTTCAGAACCCCAACCAAATCGTGCTGCCACGCATGGCATTCGAGATCACGGGATACGCTTACGACTCCAATCGAAAGCGTAACAGCCTGTCTCGCCATGTTGTGCGACCCACCACAGACAATCCGTCTGGCGTGGACTTTACATACGCTGAAGTGCCGTACAACATTGACTTTGGGCTGTACATCTATGTGCGAAACATGGAGGACGGACTCCGCATCGTGGAGCAGATTCTTCCATATTTTGCTCCAGAGTTTGTAGCCACTGTCAATTTTGACGATGTGAACAAAAAGGTTGATGTGCCGATTTACTTGAACTCCGTTTCGTCCGAAGAGGACTACGAAGGCGATTTTGAAACGCGGCGATCCATCATATTCACCCTGAACTTTACCATGAAGACTTACCTGTTCGGAGCAAAGAAAAACTACAAAGAGATTCGTTATATCGAAGCAGGTGTGTGGAATTCTGATGTCTTTGGTGACAATTTCGTTGGTGGGTACTCTTACTCCGCAGGCAACACCACAGACACTCCGAACTACGCAAGCGTGATTCTTGGCATTTCTGGACCAAGCGGTGCAAGTTCGAATGTAAACAATTACGACCCGTATGCAAAGGTGTATCAGAGTCAGTCTGGCGGTGGCGATACTTATGCAACAGGTATGCTAGCGGGAGGCGTTACCGTAGACTGGAACATTTGAAAGGTAAACCATGAGTGGATTTGATAATATTGAAAAGGCTCTTGGCGCAGAGCCAAGCAAGCCTCTGACGGGTGAAGGAATTCCGCAGACAGCCATTGTAGTAAAGGTTGATCATGTTCCGCTCACGGACGAGCGACTAGAGAAAGACCTGAAGACCGACTACGAGGTTGTTCGTGACAACCTGAAAGAACTTGTTGACATGGGCAAGAACGCGCTAGACGGCGTGATTCAGGTGGCGCAAGAGGGTGATCAGCCCCGAGCGTATGAGGTTGTGGCACAACTAATCAAGACTCTTTCTGAAACCAATCGTGAACTGATGGATCTCCACAACCGCGTGAAGACCATCCGCAAGATTGATCAGAGCGTGACAAACAACAATACCAGTACCACCAATCAGTCCATCTATGTGGGTTCCACAAAGGAACTACAGGACATCATCAACTCCGCACGGTCTTCTACGAAGGCGTTTGACAATCGCCCCGATGTTCGTGATGTAATTCAAGGTGACAAGAACAATGAGTAAGAAAAGCACGAAGTACCTCGGAAACTCCAATCTAAAAGCAGCAGGCGTAAATGTAAACTTCTCTCCTGAGCAGATCGAAGAGTACATCAAGTGCGCCCAAGATCCGCTGTACTTCATCAAGAACTATGTGAAGATCGTATCGCTCGACAAGGGCTTGGTTCCTTTTCAGCCATATGACTATCAGGAGGAGATGATACAGACCATTCACGAAAATCGTTTCGTGATCGGCAAACTCCCACGACAGACAGGTAAATCCACCACGATCATCTCGTATCTGCTCCACTATGTCCTGTTCAATCAGAGCATGAGCGTGGCGATTCTTGCAAACAAACTGAATACCGCCCGCGAACTGCTTGGTCGCCTCCAATTGGCGTATGAGTACTTGCCCATGTGGTTGCAGCAGGGCGTGGTGGAGTGGAACAAGGGTTCCATTGTGTTGGAGAACGGCTCCAAGATCCTAGCGTCAGCCACATCATCGTCTGCGGTGCGTGGTGGATCGTTCAACTACATCTTCCTTGACGAGTTTGCGTATGTGCCGCAGAATGTCGCTGAAGAGTTCTTCTCGTCCGTATACCCCACCATCACTAGCGGTCAAAGCACGAAAGTCACGATCATTTCAACGCCGAAGGGCTTGAATATGTTCTACCGCTTCTGGGTGAACGCAAACAAGAAAGCAGGCGAGGAAGGCAAGAACGAGTATGTGCCGATGGAGGTGCATTGGAGCGATGTGCCTGGTCGTGACGACAAGTGGAAGGCACAAACCATTGCCAACACCTCCGAGGAGCAGTTCCGCACCGAATTCGAGTGCGAGTTCCTTGGCTCCATGCACACCCTTGTGCATCCTGAAAAACTGAAGTGCATGGTGTACCGCACTCCTGAATACTGGAACAATGAAGGGCTGCGCGTGTATCAGAAGCCCCTTCCCGACCACAAGTACATTACAATCGTGGACACGGCGCGTGGACAGGGGCTTGACTACCATGCGTACTCTGTGATTGA